CGAGAGCAAATACATCAGCGCGAACACCCAAACAGTTACTTTCTCAAATCTCGACGGAAATAGAGACGTGCTTTACGCTCTTTTCATAAGAAGAATCCAAGGCTCTTCTTCTACGCAGCAAGAAATAAGACCGAATGGAACTACTTCAAACTTATCAGCTTATTATCACATCGTTTCCAGCATTGGTACCCATACAGTCGGTTCGTACTCAACTCAAATAACCTATGGTTCTCCAATAGCGTCAGGTTCACAAGGTCTTGTTCAGGTTACTTTCGCCGCAACGACAGGACGACCTAGGATGTTTAATATTTCGCATGTATACGATACGCCAAACGCTGGCGCGACTGTATATGGATTCGCTAAGAATGAAGTTGTCGGTAAGTGGAACGAAACTACAACAAATTTAACATCATTAGAAATACGTGGTAATCAAACTGACACTTTCGTTTCAGGCAGCGAGTTCCATCTTTATAAATTAAGAAGAGGATGAATATGAATTATTTACCCTGTAATTGTAATCCAATGGCCGTCATAACGACCATCGACGGTAAAAGATGTCATCTTATCGATGAGCGAGGAGAGTGGTGCGCAGTCGTAAACGAAAACGGAGTTTATTTACAGACATTGGTAGTTCCTTCACAGTTTGAGTTAGATAAAGAACAACAACACCAGCAAATCGTAGAAGCAGAATTTGCTGCAGACTTAGCAAAAGAAGCAAGAAAACAAGAGCTAAAAAATAAATTGCAATCAGGGGAAAATTTAAGTCCTGAAGAACTTATTGAACTTTTAAGATTAGCACTATAATCGGAGAAAACAATGCCATTAGATATCACACCAAACACAGTAACGTTAGATAAAGTTCGTGTAGAGCAATTTACCGTCAGCCCACAAACTGGCGCTGTGATGATTCACTATTCTAAAGGATATGATGAAAACGGTCAATACGTTCCTAAAGAATATGCACATGCTAATTTTGAAAGCGTAACGTTTAATGAAGCTCTTTATGAACAAGTAAAAACAGCTTTATATGAATTGTTAGCTACAAAAGTTTAATTTAGCTAACATCACTTTCTCTTTTTTCCTATCGATCTTAGGTAAACATCTAAGATTTCTAGACGAACATCTTCAGAAGCTTGTCCCCATATCCATATGATGGATCGTTCGTTTTCTTTTATTTTTACTTCTAGGTCTGCAGAGATACCAGACAATGCCTCGATAGACTCTTCAGTGTATTCAGGTATCTCGATGTTTAATTCTGCAGCAATCCTGTACAATTCGTCGTATGACCCATTTCTCCATGCAGATTCTGCTTGTTTGTAAAGCTCTGTCTTGTATGGGTCGTTATTTGTTTTATCAGGATGGCATGAAACAGCTATAAGCCTCCAAATCTTTTTTAAAGCTTCAGGGCCAGCCGGAGGATTAGATGATTCAGTTTCTTCATCTGCGCCTTTTACTGAAACATTACCTTTAATCCCATCGTCTTCTTGAAATCCTTCGATGTCTTCTAGCTCGAACTTAGAGACTTCGTCCTTGAACAAATCTTCAAGCTCTTTGACTCGATCTTCTCTATCTTCTAACTCTAGACGAAGATGCTGAACCTTAAGAGATAAACTTTTCCATCGTCTTTTTATGTCCACAATTTAAGTATAAAAAAACGAATAAATTTTGGCGACCCCGCAGAGACTTGAACTCTGATTTCGACATTGAAAGCGTCGAGTCCTGACCTTTAGACGACGGGGCCATGTGACGGGATTTCTCCCGTCTTTTATTCACTTCTTCTCAACTGCTGGTGCGGCTGATGCTGAAGCGCTTGGAGCTACGGCTGCAGATGCAGAAGGAGCTGCCTCTGCTGTTGCTGAGACTGTAGGAGCTGCTGTTGCTGCTGCCTCTGCTGTTGCTGAAGCTTCAGTCTTTGGCTCCTCGGCCTTTGTGCATGCTGCAAGTAAACAAACCGTAACTAATGCTAACTTCTTCATGTTATTCTCCACTTGTAATTTATTTGTATCAAAAATGTAAACAATTGTAATGATTTAAACTGCTTACGGATTAAATTATACTGCAAATTAAAAAATGTATAGTTTTTTTTAAACTACTTCGTAAACATAACTTCTTTTAATGCATAAGTCGATAAAGATGAAAGAATAGACGACATCAAGACGATCGTAATTGCAAAAGGATTCATAATTTCTCTTACAAAAATAGACGTAATCATCCAAATCAATGTTCCCATCGTAATTGAGTTGCTAACGATGATTGTTATTTCTTTATTTTGTTTTGTCATGATTGTTTCGCGCAATATGCTTCATAAGCAGATAAAACTTTTTGATCGACATCACGAGAATCTCGTTCTCTGATATAGACAGGAAACCGTACTTTACCGTCCTTCGTCAACCCATCACCAGTAAGTGGGTCAGGTTGCCCTTCCATCTCTACAATCCTACCGATCCACCCATCAGGATCTAGGTTGATCTCTGATTTCATTACATCGGTAAATCCGCTTCCAACTCTAGTAGTTACACCATTTGGTAGCAATACTTCAAAGCCTCCCCACAAACCTTCTCGTTTTGATCCCCTACGGCCTTCATAATGACCCACAATAATTCCTTCATATGTCGCCACGGGTTTCATCTTACGAATATTCGAAGATCTTTTAAAGAGGTACGGGGCAGTCAAGACCTTTACCATAATACCTTCGTAACCAGCATCGGTGTCCGTCATGTACGCAGCAAGTAGTTCTTGCTCGTTGTTAACATATCGACCTGGGACTTGAATGATTGCAGGATTGACAATCTTGCCGATGAGTTCTTTGACAAGTTCTACGCGGTCCTCAAGATCAAGATGACTCTCTTGGTCGCGCCAGTCGGAGAAAGGAAGAGCGTCGAAGACATGGAAGATCATATTAGAATCATCCTTGCCTTTCTTGTGCGACATGACAACAGAAGCAGACTCATTCCAATCTGCGCCCATCACTTCGCCATCAAGGATAAATTCGTCCCATGGAGCAGCTTCAATCAAAGACTTGATCTTTGGAAGAGTCTCAAGGACCGTACCGTTACGTGTAAACATGGTCACTTCGCCACAATGCTTTACGGCAACACACCTGAGGCCATCAAGCTTCGGTTCGACTCGAACAGGATACATAATCGGTTCCTCAATGATGATACCCTTACCATCCTCATATCGAGTTGCCAACGGCTCAGCCAACTGGACAGAAAACCCAACGATGGCACCGGGCCACACCTTATTGACAGTGGTAGATTGAACGCCACATCGGAGGTTCTTCAGTAGAATCCGGAGGCACCACTTCTGCTGCGGGCCAGTCATGTCTGTAAAAAGACTAACGACAAGATCCTTTGCTGCGTTTCCCGTAACTGCACGTGTCGACAACTTTTCGTAGATATCTTCAAGAAAATGTTCTAAAATGAGGTCATCAGCGCCGATTCCTTCGGCCTTAGGCATTTTGAACTTGTTGACATAGAAGTTCGTGTAAGGATCACCTGCTGCCACGAAGACTCGTTTAAGAAGTTCGTTATCGCTGTGGGTCTCTAGAAGTTCTTCCTTGAAAAGACGAGAGTTGTTGGACTCAAGCTGCTCTAGGATGTCAATTACCGATTGCATGATAATACTTTACCATGTTTGAATGTAGCATTGCACTCATTCCCAATAATCTTTTTTAAATTCCAGTTTCATTTCTTCGACAATAGAAGCGATTGTTTCGACGGCTTCTTTTAGGACTTTGTCGTTATTTTGTTGCTCAGTAGAAACTTTTAGGCTTTTGATATTTTTGATAACGTCATTCAAGATCGAAACGTTGTTAATGGTCTTCAACGCCCTTTGGCGTTTCTCAATAACCCATGCGTCTTTATTCTGTGAATTATCTTTTTCTTTTTTATAAAAACCAGACGCCGTTCCACGATTTTTTGTCGTATCGACATCGTAAACAATAACTCTTTTCATTTCAATTATCTTTTCCTCCAATCATGTTAAAAGAACCCTCTTCTTTCTTTAGCTTCTTTAGCTGCTTTTTTGATAAATGAAGTTTTTCTGTAGCGACTGTCGCGTCTTGCAGGACAACAGAGATTTCTTTTGTACCATTTTCGATATGCTCTTTCACTGAAATCTGAGGACGAAGTTCCTCAAATTTATCTTCTTCAAACGACTTAACAGGATTTCCTGTAGCCTCTTCTACAAGAATCGGTGGTGGTACCACGATGACCCCAGCAGAAGGATTAGAAACATAATTATCAATGCATGAAGCAAAAAACTCATGAGATGGCGTAGTTACACCCAATCGTTTACATGTACTATCGAGCCCTTCGTACGTAGTAATTCCCCTATCCTTAAGGAATTGTTGCAGATTTGACTTTCTTCGTCGAAGTAGATCTTCGAGCTTAATTTGCGACTTCGTTTGATATTTTGTGGCTTTCATCTTCAATACTTCCTAACAGCTTCAACGTCTTGAAGCAACTCAGCAATTCCGCTTTGAAACATCGGAGATCGAGCAATAGCATCAAGCTTTTCATCAGTTACGCTAATTCCGTGATGCTTAACGACGGCTTCAGCAAACTTCTTCATGACTCGTAACACGTAATTTCTCGCAGAGGAATGATTCATTCTATATCCAATCTCTGTCATTGTATCGGCGATATCGCGATAATTTACACCATCATCGACAGTCGCATAACCATCATCAAATCGTTTTCCCTTTTTCATCATATCATTTATCTCCATCAAACTTATAATAAATGCGAGGATTCATGGTCATCGGAGGGCCGAAGTTAGAAGTCTGAAGAATTCTCAATCGATTGTTCAGGTCGTCCTCAACTTTCAACATAGATTCTTCAGGAGAAGAACCAGCGTTGTCGATTCGAATAGATAACTCTTCAAACTTCTTCGCCATGTGACGCTGCCCAAGAATATTAATCAATAAATTAATGACTGATAATCCCAATAAAATATAAACAATCATTCTAGACCTTGTCCTGATGCAATCAATGATAACTCGTCCTCGGTCAGGCGATAGGTTTCATCTTCAAGCACGTCATCTACCAACCCAAATCGTAGCCTTAGAATCGCCGCTTCCTTAGGACTAAGCTTGTTCAGAACATCGCGCGCAACATTCATCAACTGGTTCGAAGAAATTGCCTCAAGAGGATTTGTAGAATCATCATCAGAAAGTCTATCCTCAAGAGTATCAGAGTCTGAATCAGAAGACATCGGTTGATCCAACGAAACGATGTTTCTACCAGACATGATTGTCGCATTAAATACTGCATCAGATGTTCCTGTCATCTCCTTGAGTTCATCATCTGTAGGATTACATCCCATCATCGAACGATATTCTTCTGCAGCTGCAGCCATCTTCTTCTGCGCTGTCACAGCGTGAGCAGACATTCGAATGATTCGCTTGCGCTTTAGAATATATTGACCAATTGCCTGCTTCACCCACCATGTAGCGTAGGTTGAGAACCTGAATCCTTTTGTCCAATCGAACTTCTCAATGGACTTCATCAGACCTAGGTTACCCTCCTGAATCAGGTCTTCAAGAGGAATATTGTAACCTTTGTACTGCTTCGCGATATATACGACCAATCGAAGATTGGCTTCGATCAATTTTTTCTTTGCATCAATCGCAGGCTTTCCGCCTCCTTCATATTGCTTGAACAGTTCCATCATGTTCGTGTGTGATAGCTGAGGATACCTCTTGAGAGAGGTAAGGTAATTTGCCATCACGCCGCGATCTTCGTCAAAATAAGAACTCTTTTTTGAAGTCTTGAGATCTAGCTGTTTCGCTAATTCCATTACTGTTCCCTTCAATGCGTAGAATCTGAAGCAACGATTTGTGCGTTAGAATTTAGCCAGTTATGATGAGCCTCTAGCCTGATAGAACGAGCCTGAATCTCTTGCTGAAGATAGCACAACTCTACCTCCCATGGATATGGGTTCAATCCATATTGAGTAACTCGTTCGATGCAATCAACCAATGACCTTTGAGTCTTATGAAGCTCTTCATCACTCATCGTAGAAAGAACATCTCGTTCGAACTTTGCGGGAAATGGGACAACATCGTCCATGTCCGTAGCTGAATCACCAAAACCATTCATTTGCTTGTTCTTCTTCTTACCCATGTTTATTTTGCCTTTCGGCCTCCTTGTCTAATTGTATCAAACCTTCACTACACTTTGCACCGCATCAGTGCGGGCAAAAATCATAATCATCACACAAGCGGAATGTCAAACTTTTTTGACATGTCAAATACTGCGAGATTCTTGTGCTTCGCCTCGACTTCAACATCGATCTTGCGATCACGAAGAAACTTAAGCTGAACATCTGGCACGTAATGAATCATGTCGCTGTGCTTGCGGCGCTCTGGAAATGAACCTTCCATCATGAGAGGACTCGTGTTGCTGATATGTTGGAGCGGATTGACACCATCCGACCAGGTTTCCATCGTTGCAAACATAGCTTCTTCCATCGACAATGAACCATCATTGAACGTGTGATGATGCGTGTCGAAGACGATAGGAGTTCCTGTTTGCTTGTGAATTCGCAAAAGATCAACGACCGAATATGCTGTTTCATCATTCTCTAGGGTCAACCGCGACCGCACGTCATCATCGAGCTTGTCGATCCGCCGTGCCATTACGTCTCCTCGATCTGATTTTCCACCATGAATATTGATAGCGTACTTGGAACTACGTTCAAGCCCCATTGCATCAAACATCCATCCATGAATCTTCAATTCCGTGATGGCCTTATCTACGACGTTCGGAGAATCAGAAGACAACACACAGAATTGACCAGGATGAGTCGACACACGCATACCGGATTCTTTGATGATCTGCCCGGCACGGGCAAGAAGTCTCGAGAGATTTTCATTACCTTGCCACAACGATCGATCGACTTGATCGGCCAAAGGAAACATTGCGGACGAAATCCTGAATAACTTGATTCCAGAAGCGGCGATCTTCGGAAGCATCTTGATCAACGCTTCGACGTTGTGTTCATACGTACCGCTGATAACATCATTCGAATATTTTCCAGAACGATACCTACCCAACTGCAACGTACGTTCATCCATCGCGTTATACATCTCTACGCGTCCTGAACGAGGTAGAGTACGTTCTTCAAGCCAATGACAACAGATACCTAAAGCCATATAATCAACACAATAACATGAATCTTAGAACGTTTGCACAAAACGAGATTTTTTATCAAACTTTGATCGTCGTGATATCAACGCCGGCAAGCTCTTTGTCTCTCTTCAGCGCTCGGACTGCACGAATATTCTTCGGAGAATCATCGTAGAAAAAGACTCGCTTGATTCCACGAGAAATAACCACGCTCTTTATTACATTAGCTTTAGCTTGAGGATCGCTCGTTCCAACTGCAAAGATTCGAATCCCATCTGCGCCGACAGATTCTAAAAACTCTTGAACAGGATCAGGATTCCCCCTAGCCGTCAAGATAAACACGTTCTCTTTCCCAACATCTCGAATCGCCATCTTCAACTTAAGAAGCGTAGATTGCACAGGCTGCGGATCAATTAGAACTTCGAAATCAGAAAAATCAAACTTGTCATGCTTGCTAGGAATATACATAGCATAATCTCGCGGAGACATTGAGAACTTCTCTCCATCAGGACCAGTCACGTGAATCATAGATCCGGTTTTCACAAGAGTATCATCGAAATCAAAGACTCGAATCTCCCCTGACTGGACCACAGACTCGCTTAATATCCTGCTGATTATCTTCAAGATGATAATTTTCTCTTGTGATTCTATATTCATAACCTATCACAACACAAGGACATTTTACAAGTCGCTCATACACCGGTTTTCACGCGACCAGCCGTATAGAATTGGTCATACTTCTGACGAGTTATTCCATAATCCAATAAAACCAAACACCCACGCTTGTTTCGACCCCACGAAGATACCTTGGTCAAATCGCCCAATAACATCCCCTTATATCGACCGACGAACATACGTACGGCGTCCAAAAACTCGTCTCCGCCCAAACACCCGCTAGAAACCTTGCTTCTCAAATCGACGTCGACTTTAACGCCGGCCATCGGCTCTGTTCGATCATACTCAGTTCGACCAGGAAGACCAACGGCATCCAACACCTCTGACCACGCCACCCCGGTCATCTCTTCGGCCATTTTGATGTTCATCTCATCAAGCGGTTCAACCCTCTCCGCAACGACCCAACAATAATCATCGCCTGAATAATCCAACACTCGAGCCAAGATAGCATCGACCATCGGATCATTTCCAGCAACGACTTCTAGCTCGTTCTGCTTCAATCCAGCCACATTCGCGGCAATCTTTACGACTCGATCTGAATCCAATGCATATGCAATTCTTGAAGAACCTATTCCAAGATATTTTAACCCAAGCTCATCACATGCGCGTTTCATTGCAAGGAATTTGTTCTCTTCTCCCCACTCTTCAGGATCTTGATATGCAGCAGTGATCCAATCCAGGGGATCTTTCGACGTTTGTACGTCGGCTCGAGTCATCTCTGAAACGATTCCTCGAATATATGACCTCAATAAATTCTCTCTAATATTCATTGCATATAACTATAAAGATTTTTTACAAATACATCACGCGTCATCTAGAGATTCGTGTGACCGGTCATCTCGACCTTCGCAGAACCATTTCCAATCGTCTCGACGCCGAATGACACGTCTTCACTCTCAGCGAACGGATTCAACGCTGCAAGATACATGATCGGAGGAGAATCATCGTCACCAGCATGAGCAACGGTCATCATACCTTCGACGGGAGCATTGGATATGACGATTCTTTGAGATTCACCCGTGTCGAAACGAACTGGAACGTGCGCGGAATCGACAACTTCACCATCGACTTCAATCTTCAATGAGTTACCGGATTCATCACCCGATGTTGGATTCCAATATGAATCAACAATAACCCGAACGACCTTACCAGAATCGCCCGTCATCATGATGGCAAATCCATCGGGGCTAACACCCTCTGAATCAGAAGCCTGCCCACCAGACAACTGGAACGTATATTCTACTGCCCATGGCCTCTCACGAAGAATTTTGCTTCCTTCGATGGCCTCGGCAACCAACTTTTTTAATACGCGGCGAGTGATCTTCATGGCAAATAATTATCTGCTCTGCGAAATTTTTTAAACCTTCACGCCTGCGTTCGGTCCTATCGGCGGCGTTGCCGCCGGATTCCCTCACGCCTCACCCTTTGGTCAACTTTGCCCGCAACTTCGCGATCAATCCACTAAATCCATCCCGCTTCAGGATCTTTCTCACTTGACTTCGCCACGTGTCCACCATGCTGACACTCTCAACCTCGACATCTGCGACACACCACCGGTCAAATTTATAGACCATCCAAAACGACATGTCCACTGTCTCGCCTCCACGAACTGCGCGAACCTTCACCTTCGCAGAATCCAACTTCGGCACATAGATCTCATC